ACCACACCCATATACGAAAAGTCAAGAAAGGACGTGATTTCATGGGAATTTTCAGCGGACTTTTCAAGTCCAGAGATAAGCCTCAAAACAGCTATGACAGCCCGTCATACACATATTTTTTCGGCAGAAGTAATGCAGGAAAAAGAGTCACCGACAGAACCGCCCTACAGCATATTGCGGTTTATGCCTGCGTGAGAGTGCTGTCAGAAGCAATTGCACAGCTGCCGCTTCATGTGTACAAATACAACGATAGCGGAAAAGAGCGAGTGCCACAGCATCCGCTCTATTTTTTACTTCACGACCAACCAAATCCTGAAATGACATCCTTTGTATTCCGAGAAACCTTGATGTCCCATCTGCTGATTTATGGCAATGCCTATGCACAGATTATCCGAAACGGCAGAGGTGATGTTATCGGACTGTATCCTTTGATGCCTGACAAGATGAAGGTTGACCGTGATGAAAAAAACCGCCTGATATACATTTACAGCCGTTACGATGAAGCAAATCCGAATATGAAGGAACAGGGCGATATTGTCCTCTATGCCGATGAAGTTCTGCATATTCCGGGTTTAGGATTTGACGGACTGGTTGGATATTCGCCGATTGCACTTGCCAAAAATGCAATCGGCATTTCTATTGCCTGCGAGGAATATGGTGCATCGTTTTTCGGAAATGGTGCAAGTCCGTCAGGTGTTTTGGAACACCCCGGAGTAATCAAAAATCCGGAACGTGTGCGTGATGCTTGGCAAAGAGCCTATGGCGGAAGAAACGCCCACAAGGTCGCAGTTTTAGAGGAGGGCATGAAATTCACGCCCATTGCAATTCCAAACAATGAAGCACAGTTTCTGGAAACCAGAAAGTTTCAGATTGAGGAGATTGCAAGAATGTACAGAGTGCCGCTCCATATGATTGGCGACCTTGACCATGCAACATTCAGTAACGTAGAGCATTTATCCCTTGATTTCGTAAAATACAGTCTTGACCCTTGGATCGTTCGATGGGAGCAGTCTTTACAGAAAGCACTTCTTTCTGATTCTGAAAAAGGTCAGTATTTTGTGAAGTTCAATGTAGACGGACTTCTGCGTGGCGATTATGCTTCCAGAATGCAGGGCTATGCTACTGCAAGACAAAACGGCTGGATGTCAGCGAATGACATCCGAGAACTTGAAGATATGAATATGCTTTCTGAGGAGGAAGGCGGAAATCTGTACCTCGTAAATGGCAGCTTTACAAAACTTGCAGATGCAGGTGCATTTGCAAATCAAAATTCAGAAAAGGAGGAGAAAACCAAATGAAGAAATTCTGGAACTTTGTAAAAAATGAAGATACATCAGAAACGGAACTTCTGTTTAACGGACCTATTTCGGAAGATACCTGGTGGGGCGATGAAGTGACACCTGCTTTGTTTCGTGATGAGCTTGCAAAAGTCAGCGGAAACTTGACAGTCTGGCTGAACTCGCCGGGCGGTGATGTATTCGCTGCAAGTCAGATTTATTCTATGCTGAAAAATCATAAAGGCAAGGTTACCGTGAAAATTGATGGTATTGCTGCCTCTGCCGCATCGGTTGTGGCAATGGCAGGCGATGAAACTTTGATTGCACCAACTGCCCTAATGATGATTCACGACCCTTCCACATCAGCAATAGGCAATAAAGCAGATATGGAAAAAGCAATTGAACTTCTGGAAGAAGTCAAAGAGAGCATTATTAACGCCTACGAAACCAAATCTCATCTCAGCCGAAACAAGATTGCAAAGCTGATGTCCGATGAAACATGGCTCAATGCGAAAAAGGCTCATGAAATGGGATTTGTGGACGGGATTCTCTTTGCAGAGAAGAAAATGCCTGTTGTTCCCAAAGAGGAAGAACCGGATGAAGAAGAAAAAGAAGATACACTGACCGCAATGACCTATTCAAAGTCAAGGAATCTATCTGCATTCTTATCCAAAGTATCTGCATCAGCAGAATCCGTTACAGGCACACCGATTGACCAGCTTGAAAAAAGACTGGCACTTTTGAAATATTGATTGGAGGAATTGATTATGACGATTAAAGAACTCAGAGAAAAGAGAAAGAAGGCCTGGGATACAGCACGTGATTTTCTTGACAGCAAGCGAAACGCAAATGGCGTTCTCAGTGAGGAAGATTCCAAGACTTACGATGCAATGGAACAGACGATTGTTGATCTCGGAAAAGAAATTCAGCGTCTGGAACGACAGGCTGAGATTGAGGCAGAAATGAACAAAGCAACTTCCACTCCTGTTCTCGGTAAGCCTGCAACTCCGAATGTAACGGAAAAGACAGGTACGGCAAGCGATACTTACAAGACAGCATTCTGGAACAGCATCAGAAATCGTAACTGGATCGATGTCCATGACGATTTGCACATTGGCACAGACGCAGAGGGTGGCTATCTTGTTCCGGATGAGTTTGAACGAAAACTGGTGGAAGCATTGGAGGAAGAGAGCATTTTCCGCCAGATGGCAACGGTTATCAAAACTTCCAACGGCGACCGCAAGATTCCGATTGTGACTTCCAAGGGCGAGGCTGTCTGGATGGACGAAGAACAGCAGTATTCTCTCTCTGATGATACGTTCGGACAGGCATCGCTTTCCGCATATAAGCTGGGAACAGCAATCAAAATTTCCGAAGAACTTCTCAATGATTCTGTATTTGACCTGCCGTCATATATTGCAAAGGAATTTGCAAGAAGAATCGGTGCGAAGGAAGAAGAGGCTTTCTTCGTTGGTGACGGTAAGGGAAAACCGACCGGTATTTTTAATGCTACAGGCGGTGCGGAAGACGGCACTTCCACCACAGGTGCAAGCATTACATTTGATGATGTCATGGAACTCTTCTATTCTCTGAGAAGTCCGTATCGCAAGAAAGCGGTGTGGGTGCTCAATGATTCCACTGTCAAGGCTCTCAGAAAATTGAAAGACAACACAGGAAATTACATCTGGAGTCCGTCTGTGCAAGCAGGTGTACCGGACACCATTCTCAATCGTCCTTACAAAACATCCAGTTACGTACCGGAAATCAAGGCAGGCAACAAGTGCATGGCATTCGGCGACTTTAGCTATTACTGGGTGGCTGACAGACAGGGACGCTCTTTCAAGAGACTGAATGAACTCTTTGCTATGACAGGTCAGGTTGGTTTCCTTGCAAGTCAGCGACTGGACGGCAAGTTAATTCTTCCGGAAGCAATCAAGACACTTACCATCAAGAAAGCGTGATGCTATGATTACGCTGAAAGAGGCGAAAAACTATCTGAGAGTAGATTATGAGGAGGACGATAGTCTGATTCAAAATCTGCTTTCTACAGCAAAAAATCTTGTAATGGACGTTGGCAGAATGGACGAATCCGCACTTGCTGAAAATGAAGATACCGTGCGAATTGCGATGTTTTTCGCACTTGGGTATCTTTATGAAAACAGGAGCAACCCTGATTACAAAAAGCTGACATTAAATCTTCGTTCAATTTTGTTTGCACAGCGAGAGGGTGTGATGTAATGGAAATCGGAACTTTGAATCAGCGAATCACTATTCTGGAACACAGAACTGTTATTGATGAGATTGGAAATCATATCACCAAATGGGAAGAAACATTCTCCCTATGGGCAAAGGTTGCTGTAAAAACTGCAAGTAAAACCACTGATGCAGGAGTTACCAAAGAGGTACAGAAACTTGAATTTCTGGTTCGTCAAAGTCCTGCCTCGCTGAATATCAACAGCACCAATTTCCGTATTCTCTTCAGAAACAGCATCTACAATGTCACCGGAATTATTCCTTTATACGACTACAACAACTACATGAAAATCGAGGGTGAGATACGAAAGGCAGGTGCTTCTGATGACTTCAATTGATGCAATGGCTGATGAGATTATGAAAGGTCTGACGGAATATGCAGACCTTGCAGATACCGCCATGAAAAAGGCTGTCCGGAAATCTGCCACGCAAGTGAAAAACGAGATTTCCGCCAATGCCCCGAAGGACACTGGAAAATATGCAAAAAGCTGGGCAACGAAAAAGACTGGCGAAAACAGCCATTTTCTTGAGATGACTGTCCACAGCAAGAATCGCTACCAACTGGCACATTTATTGGAGAAAGGCCATGCCAAACGTGGCGGCGGTCGGGTATCCGGCAAACCGCATATTGCTCCTGCAGAAGAAAACGGTGTACAGTTGCTGGAGCATTTAATCGAGGGGGCTTTATCATGACCTACGAACAGATCGCTGAAATGATGGAGGAAATGGGATTGCCTTTCGCCTATCATCATTTTGCCGAGGGCGAAAGCCCTGCACCGCCTTTTCTGTTGTTTTTATCTCCCGGAGAAAATACATTTTCAGCGGATAATCAAATGTATTTCAGTTTTAAGAAACTGGATATTGAACTTTATACAGACGTTAAGAATCCTGAACTTGAAAAACAGATAGAACAGGTTCTGAAACGTCATAAAATCTATTACACAAAATCAGAAGTATGGATAGAGTCGGAAAAGCTCTATGAAGTGCTTTACGAAACGGAGGTATAACCAATGGCGAACAAGAAAAACAAGGTTAAATTCGGTTTGCAGAACGTCTACTGGGCAAAAATCAATGAGTGGGGCGAAGATCCTGACGGCAACAAGACCGTTCCTGCATATGGTCCGTCAAAACATCTCCCCGGTGCTGTATCGCTTTCTATTGATGCAAACGGCGAGGCAGAAAATTTTTATGCGGACAACGGCGTTTATTATGTCATTAACAACAATGCAGGATATACAGGTGACCTTGAAATCGCCCTTATCACAACTGAATTTGCAACGGAAATCTTAGGAGAAATCCTTGATAACAATGGTGTTCTGGTAGAAAAGAATGACACAGAACTTGCCCAGTTTGCATTGATGTTTGAATTTCTAGGTGACAAGCATCATATCCGTCATGTGATGTATTGTTGCAGTGCGTCACGTCCTGCGACAGAATCTGCAACCACTGAGGAAAGCACAGAAGTCAAGACCGAAAAGCTGTCGCTGAAAGCTACTCCTTTGCCGACAGGTCTTGTGAAATCCAAGACTACTGAAAGCACCACAGATGCGGTGTATAATAACTGGTTCAAGATGCCGTATAACCCTGATACGACAGTTAAGTCTTCTGCCAAGTCATCTTAAGGAGGTATTACTATGGCTATTCAGAAAAATATTACGATTGATGGGATTGAAGTGCCGTTCAAGGCAAGTGCTGCTGTGCCACGTCTTTATCGTCTGAAATTCCGCAGAGATATTTATAAGGATTTTGCTGCACTGAAAACTGAAGTCACTGATGGTGATGAAAACAAAAGCGAAATCGGTATTGAAAGCCTTGAAGTTTTTGAAAATATCGCTTACATCATGGCAAAACACGCTGATTCCAATATTCCTGACAACCCTGATGATTTCTTGGAACAATTCAACACATTCAGCATTTATGAGATTCTTCCTCAGCTTATCGAACTCTGGGGACTGAACACAGCAACGCAGGTAGAGTCTAAAAAAAACATCGCCAGACTGACCGCCCGATGACAACTCCGCTTTTTCTCCTGAGATGCAAACAGCTCGGTCTTTCTATGACCGAGCTGAATTTGCTGACGATTGGACTGATCAATGATATGTTCACTGAACGTGAAAATGATGAGTATTCAGGGTGGAAAGAACTTGCTGGACAGGCGGATTTTGATGCATTCTAATTATTTGTCATCATAATGTCCGCGACAGCTGACAATATAAATTCTATCATTTTCAACGTGATAAACAAGGCGGTCTTTCTCGTTGATTCTTCTGCTGTACTCACCGTGCAAGTTGTTCTTCAATGCTTCCGGTTGACCAATACCTTCAAGGCAACCATTTCGTTCAATATCTTTGATGAGTTGGTTGATTCGTTTTAAAGTCTTTTTATCCTGTGTCTGCCAGTAGAGGTAATCGTCCCATGCGTCATCAGACCATATTTTTTCACTCATCGTCCACCTCAATCAAATCATGAGCAGTTCCTTTGCCGTCACGCAACTCCTGAATTGCTTTCATCAAATGTTTTTGATTAGATTCGCTGTAAAAAGGGTCGCTTGACTGAGAAATCTCAAATGGAATACGTTTTTCACGCAGAACAGCCTTTATAAAAAGGTTAATGGCGGCAGATGTATTCAATCCAACATCAGAACAGAAATTATCAAATGCCTGTTTATCCTTTTCGTCAATGCGTGCAGAGATTGTTGCTTGTGCCATAACAGCCACTCCTTTCTGTATGATCTCTGCTTATATTATACCACTATTTTATGCAAATTGCAAGCGTTTGTATTACATTTTTTAAAAAAGTGAGGTGAACCACATGGCAAACAGAATCAAAGGCATTACCGTTGAGATCGGCGGAGATACTACCAAGCTGTCCAAAGCCTTAGAGGGTGTAAACAAGA